CTCTAGTTCCAGGATCGGGTGGGGTGAGTTCAAGCATTGGATCGTGGCCAGCGTGTCTCTGGCTAATTCGGCCACGCCCTCGTTGAGCGGCCGCCCCCATTCGAGCGAGAGGCGCACGGCGAGGTTGTATGTGAGCATTTCCAGATAGCCATCGGGAAAGACCAGGTTCTGGGTGATGTCCGCGATCTGCGTGAACGTTTGCCAGGTGTGCAGCTCCACCAGGTTGCCGCCGATGGATTCGACCGGCCACGTGGAGATATTCGAGACGGGATTCGCGCCGTCGCAGAATAAGCCTTGCGGCAGCGTGGAGGGGGTCTGCTGCAGCTTGATGTTGGCGTACTCGACATCGCTCCACACGGCCATGGGTTGCCGCAAGGGCAAGCCGGGATTGGTGGGGACGATGAGCCAGGCGCCCTCGATCTTCACCGGGCGCGGGCCGGGCCAGTCGGGCGCGATCACGCCGGAGCCGATTTCGTAAGTCTGTTTGCCGGCGGTGAGCGGGTACTGGTTGATGGCGATGGTGAAGATGTTGCCGCGATCGATCCCCAGGTAATCCAGCAGCCGGTTGAAGACATAGGTAGCGTCGATCAACTCGGCGGGGCCGGGGCCGCGGCCGGGCTTCAGTTGCCCGATGCAGCGCAGCGCGCCGCGCATGAAAGTCGTTCCGCTAACGAGAAGGGATGACATTTAGGCCGCCTGTTGCGCCGGGGCGGGCGCCTGTTCGGGCGACACGGGGCCCAGCGTTTGCGCATTCAGCGTGATCACCGCCGCGCGCGCCTCGGCTAAACCGCCTGCCACGATGGCCGGATCGCGGCCATATTCGGGAGCCAGTACGGAGGCCAGCTCGTGGCGCAGCAGGTTGGCATAGCCGGGAGCCAGTTCGATAGCGGTAACCAGATCCGCGAACTGCGTCAGTGGCTTCAGGGAGTCGGTCACCAGGCTGCCGGCGGCGGGCTTGGGAGACAGAAACCAGGTGTTCATGGGGAAGCCGCCATCGGAGAACAGCACTTCCGCGAACAGGCCCGTGCGGGTCTTATCGGGCAGCGCTTCCCACTCGGCGGCCGTCACGATGCGCACCGGATGCGAGGCGCCCGCGATATCCACCGAGGAGGCCGCCAGCACGCGCAGCGGGCGCGCGGAGTCCAGCGTGCCACCGGAAGCGTTGAGCGCCGCGCCGATGGTGTAACTGGCCGCGCCCGTCATGGGGAACACTTCGTGCGTGAGATACGGGATGGCGGATTGCCGCGCCGAAAGGGTCTCCAGGATCTCGCTGAGGTGCGTGAGGCCATCCGCTAGTTCGTCCGGCGAGAGCGTCTCGCCGGGCGATATCTCGTTCAGCAGAGACATGGAGGCGGTGATGAGGGCGGTAGAGGTGGTTAGCATGGCGTCCTTCCGCCGTCGCGGCGGTAGTTACAACTGACTGACTTACTCGGCCTTATCGGCTTTGGCCTTCTTGCCTTCGGCCAGCGTCTTCGGCAGGCCTACGCCCATCAGCGCCATGGCCTTGCGCAGGGTCTCGTTTTCGGCCTTCAGCTTTTCGATTTCCGCCTTGGCCACGGCCAGCGGGTCCAGCTTTTCGACGGGAGTATCGCTCCAGCCTTCGGCTTTCGCGGTGTGGTGCTGTTCGGCGGTCTTGACGGTGAGCGCCTGCGTGCGCTCCGCGTGATAGAGCATCTTCGGATAGTGCGGGTTGGTGTCGAGCACGGGCGGTTTTCTGACGATCATTAGGGAGTCTCCTGAAATTGAAATTGGGGGCGGGCCGCGGCTCGCCCCCGAGCGGTATCGCCGCACGCACTCAGTCTCACGACGGATGCGGTTTTGGTCGATACCGAAAGTCGTTGTAGTTACTGGGTCAGTGAGCGGTTAGCTCTGCACCGCGACGAGCCATTGCGGCAACGCCACGGCAAAGCCGTAAATGATATCGCAACGGGTCGCGAAGAGGTCGTTCACGATGTCATACATAGACACGATGCGGATGCTCATGCCGGTATCCGGATCGGTCTGGCGCGCGCGGAAGTGGACGCCCTGCGGCAGCTCCAGTTCGGCCATGGCGAAGGCCATGGAATCGCGGTGGTAGATCAGGCCGGTGGGCGAGAGCACGTTGGCCGCGCCGTTCACGGTGATGGACGCGCCATCTGCCGGCGAGTTGGAGACCGTGGCGTACGGGTTAATGCCGTTGGTGCCCTGGCCGGGCAGGCTGATAGCCGGGGAGATCTGGATGCTGGCGGTGCCGTCCGCGGCCGAAGCGACGGCAGCGTTGACCACGAACGTCTGGAGCGTGGTGCTGACGGCGCCCGATACCGGGTTGACCATGTAAACGCCCGGGATGGTGAAACGGTCGTTGGCGTTCAGGCGGGAAGCCGCGGCGGTGGTCCAGCCGCGCGTGAGCAGCGTGGAGCCCACCTGGTTGGCGGTGTTGACCACCGGGACACCGCCTTGCGGGCCGTAGGTGTGCGTGATGCAGTTCTGATCGGTCTTCCAATCCAGGCCGACCGCGTGACCCATGCGGCCTTTCTCGTACTGGCTGCGGATCTGCTTGCCGGATTCGAAGAGGCCTTTCAGGGCGTCCACAATCTCGACCTGCATGTCGGGAGTGATGACGGTCGAACGCTTCTCGTCGAACGGGCAGCCGGATTTGTCCAGCAGCGCGCTCCCGTAGTTGTAAGTCTTGAGCGCGGTGGGGATGGCGCCGGGCGTGCCCACAGCGTTGAAAGCCGCATTGGAGGCGGCGGTCAGGCCGTCCAGATCCACCTGGTTGGCCAGCGCGACGGCGGCCGAATCCAGATACCGCTCGCCGAAGCGATCCACGGTGAGGGTCAGATCCTTGGAGGTGAAGCTGAAACCGACGTGCTTCTGTTTGTTGAGTTGCAGGGGGACCTTCAACTCGGTCACATCCTGCACTACGAGGGTCGCGCCGTCCGCGGCGCCGAAGCGCACGGGGATGCGCAGGTTGATCGTGTCGCCAACCTTCGCGCCTTTTTGGCCGTACTCGCCGTCGTACTCGTGGCGAATGCCGCCGGTGAAAGCCAGGCTGTTTTGAAAACGCCGCAGCAGTTCGTTGACAATAATCTGCGGAGTAAGTAGGGTGTTGCTCATGGGTAAGTCCTTCCGCCGTCACGGCGGTAGTTGCGAAGCGGCTAACTCGGAGCCGAAGGCCGGGAGTTAGTTACTTCTTGCCCAACTGCGCGTTGCGCGCATTGCGCCAGGCCGTGAAATCATTGGCGGTCTTCTCGTCGTAAACTCCCCCGGCATGGGTTGCCGTGGAGCCGCCGCGAGTGACCGGCGTGATGGGCTTGGGCGCGCGCGAGGCGGCCGGGGCGGTTGCGGGTTTGGAGGCGGGCTTGAGACCCTTGAGGATGCCGCCGAGTTCGGCGGCCGCGGCCAGCGGGTGCAGTTTCGAGATGCGTGCCGCTTCGGTGGCGTTGCTGCCCAGCCAATAGGCCAGCCGCGCGCCGTCCGGGGACTCCAGGATCACCGCCGCCATGGCGTCGGATACCGGAATGTCCACCTGCGTCACTCGATCGAAGTTCGGCATGGTAGGGTCTTTGCGGGCTTCCGCCTGCCGATCCTGCCACGCCTTGCCGATCTCGGCGGCGCGTTCGCGCCCTTGGGTCTCGGCCTGCTGCTGCTGTGCCTGCTTGCTGCGTCGATCGAGTTTCCAATCGGTCAACTTATCCACGTACTCTTCGTACGTGTCGAAGTCTTCCGGCTTGGGCTTGTCGCTGGTGTCCGCAGCCGGAACCTCTTCACCAACAGGGGCGTCGCTTGGTTGGGCGCTTGCCGCCGGCTTGGGGGTTTCGAGTGCGGCCAGACGCGCGGCCAATGCCGCGTTCTCCTGCGCCAGCTTGTCGATCTTGCGTTGATAGCCGCCCTTTTTCTTGGGGCCATCTTCGGGAGTGTCTTCCGTCTCCGGATCGTCTGCCGGGTCCGTGGCCTCGACAGCAGTTTCCGCCGGCGTTTGATCGCCAGCAGCGGGTGTTTCCTCGGCCTGCGCCGCGGGCTCCTCGCCAGTTTCGCGCCAGCGCTGGTATGCCCGATAGTCGGTCTCGATCAGAGTAGGCGCAGCGGCCTCCTCGTTTGTCGCCTCACCGGGCGCAGGGATCTCGAATTCGTTTTGGTTGTTTTCCATAGGGGGCGGTCTGTCTCATGACAGTCCGGCAGCCCTGCCAGCCACAGGGGCCAACGGGCCGTATTCGAGCATCGGTGTGCTAGGTTCGGCGCTCGGCGCTCGGCAAGAAGCTGTCAGCGGTCAGCAGTCGGCAGTCAGCTAAAACCGGGTGGTTCGAACTGAGGGCCGATAGCTGAAAGCCGATAGCTTTTCGCCGACCGCTGAAAGCTGAAAGCTACTTCAGTCTTGCGTTGTGCAGCGCGATCGCGCCGTAGACTCCCGCCATGCCGAAGTTCGAGATGGCCGCCGGCTTCGGCGAATGGTGACGCGTGGTAAGCCAGCCGCCGATGAGGGACCCGGCCACAATCGCCGATTTGATCTCGATCCCCCGCACGCCGAATCGCCCATTGGACGAAGCCAGCAGCGGATTGGACTCGCCCTTGCCCGGCCCCAGCGACGTGCTCACATCTGCAATCGACGCGGCTGCCACGGCTGCGATCGAGGCGCGATAGAGCTTGCGCCAGGGGGAGGCATGCAGAGTCGAGGCGATCAGAATGGGGATCAGGAGGCGCATGCTATTGGATGGCGAGGACCGCGCTCCAGCCCGCGCCGCCGTAGCCACCGGCGTAACAGGTGGTGTAGGCCGTCCCTGTCCCGTACCCCGCATTGCCGCCGGTGATAGCGATAGACGCGACTGTCATAGCCGGCGACGTTCCCGCCATGGTGACCGTGCAGGTAGCTGCCGATCCGGTATTGGCCCCGCCGCCGGTGCCTGTCACGGTACAGGAGGGCGTGTAATTGTAGGCCGATCCGGCCGCGTCCACCGAGACCGCGGTGGGATTGCCCGCCGCGAACGTCGAGACGTGCGCTATGGCGCCCTTACCGCTGGTGGCGCCCGAGATCCCGGAGGGGACGCTCAGCACGATGGCCGGGTTGTAGCAGTTGCCACCGGGCGCCCCGGCCGCATTCAGCTCACCCGTGTTCGCGGTATACGCCGGGGTGGCCAGGATTGCGTAACCACCGCCGCCCCCGCCGGAGGCCCCCATGTTGTTCGCTGTGGAGGGCGCGCCAGCCACTCCGGACGCATTGATCGTGCCGGTAAAGTTGATGCTGCCACAGACAAGGATCAGTCCCGAGCCGCCGTTGCCGCCCGCCGGGCCGCTATTGCCCCCCGCGCCCCCGTGGTTGCCGCCCAGCGGCCAGAACGAACCGGCCGACAGAAGCGTATTGGACGCAGCCGGACCCCCATACTCGGCGAACGCGGAGTCTCCAATGCCGCCCGCAGCGGCGGTGCCGGCCGTGCCGCCGGCCGCCACCGCTAAAGCATTCCACGTTGCGCCGCCTCCCGCGCCCCCCGCGCTGCTGCCGCCGCCGCCGCCCCCGCCCGCGCCCCCGAAATAGGCAGATTGGCTATCCGTGGCGCCGGAGATCGTGCCGGCCACCGTGCAAGCTCCGGTCACGCGCAGGATCAGCGGATCGTTGCCGCCGTTCACCGCCAGGGTGGCACCCGAACTGACCGAGAGCGAGCTGTACCAGTGTTCCCCGTACAGATTGCACGTGCCTGAGGTGCAGGTGTACGCCCCTTCATTGCCGTCGCCCAGATGGCGCAGCCAGGCCGGCGCGCCTTTGAGGACCCCCGCGCCGCCGCACGTCCAGGCCGTCCCGTTCGAGGTGGCTACCTGTCCCGATCCGCCCGCGGCGCATGGCGTGGCGGGTGCGCAGTCGGTGCAATAGACCGCGGGGCTCCCGACCGCTGGAACGGCGGGCAGGGTGGCGAAAGTGTATTGCGTGTAGTTGGCGGGCCCCACACAGTCCAGCTTGCCCGTCGAGGGGTTCATGGCCAGCTTGCCGCACTGCGCGTGCGCGGGAGTCACGGTCACGCCCAGCGCGCTAAGCACGGCGATGAGAAGAAACACTTCGGCGAATAAATTGAGGTGTGTTTTCATGACGGTTATTGGTAGGTCAGGGTGGCCCGGTTGGCCCAAATCTGGTTTTCGGCGGTGGTTCCGTTGGCATAGCCCGAGAACGTCAGATTGTTCCCGGTGTAGGTGTACGCGCGGATCGTCCACACCGCCGCGTTCACGGAGGCATTCAGGGCGGTCTTGGCCCAGCCTTCGTAGATGAGCTGGCCATTGGCGTTGTAGTCGTAGCGCTTGGTGTAGCCCTGGCCGGGAGGCGCTTCCGGAAGTGAGTCGATGAACATAGTAAGTCCCTTCTGGCATCCCGCCAGTAGTGAGTAAGTCGATTAGGCGGCTTTTTTAGTAGGCTTCTTGGCCGCGGGCTTGGCCTTCTGCGCGCGCGCTTGCATTTCGCGCGCGGCCGCCTGGCCGCGAAGCTGGGCTTGGCGCGCGGCCGCCTGGCCGCGAAGCTGGGCTTGGCGCGCGGCCGCCTGGACGCGAAGCTGGGCTTCCTGCAACTGGACGGCGTGTTGCCGATCGGCCGCCTGCTGCTGCGCTTCGTGCTGTTGCTGGCTGGCTTGCAACGAGGCTTCGTGCTGCCGCTGGGCGGCATCCGCCTGCTGTTGCTGGACCGATTCGGAGGCCTGCGTGGCTAACTCTTGCTCGCGGTCCTGCGCGGCCTGCTGCTGGTCGAACTCGGCCGAACACTGGTTTTCGATGGTCTGAAGCTGCGCCTGCAGCATGGTGTTGGCGGCGGAACTCTTGCCCTGTACTTCGGCGGCCAATAGCGCTGCGTGCGCCCGCAGCGCGCCAATACGCTCCTGCGAACCGGCCATCATGGCAGCAATACGCTCGCGCGAGGAATTTTCCACCTGCTTGGTCTGGATGACCTGCTGGGCCTTCTGGAACTCCTGGGTCAACATCTGCAACTGGCCTTGCAGGGCGGCCATTCTAGCGGCCACCTGCGGCGGGATCTTGTCCGGATTTTCCTGGTCGCCGATCTGTAGATTGGGGTGCATCTGCTGAATGATCTGCTTGAGGCGGTCGGCCAGCTGATCGGCGCCGGCCACGTCCGAATTCTGGAACATGATATCGCCGGCCATCATGAGCAGGTCCGGATTGGCCTGCGTGAGTTGCGAGAGAAAATCGAAAGCCTCGTCCCGCTTGGTGGTGTAGCTGGGTCCCGATTCGATGGCTACGTCATAGCGCCCCAGCGAGAGATCGTAATGCTGTTCGGCTCCGGTTTCATCAATGTACTTCTTGTTGACCGTGATTACCCGGTCTTGCTCGTCCTCGCCGATGATGCGCGCTTCGCGCGCGGTGTCGTAGCGTTTCGGAATCAGGTCGATGAGCTGCCGGCCGCCGAAGCGCTGCGCGCGCGCCAGGTTGTCGAGAAAGTGAAAATTCGAAACGTCCGACTCGTGCTGCCGGCGCTGGATGGCGATGCCCGAGGTCTCGCGGGCCTGCGCGCCCAGCGACGGATCGAAGATGCCGGTGGTGGCCTTGATATCGTCGGAGGCCTCCATGGCGCCCTGCGAAAGCGCCACGATGGGCGGCTCCCACACGTTGCGCTGGGGCGGCGGGCAGTTCTGGCCGTTGAGCGCCACCGGCCTGTATTCCAGGTACGAGTAGTTGACGTTATTGGCGCGCGCCCACTCTTTCTCGTGTCCCTTGAATTGGCCTTCCGCGCCGATCCAGGGGGACTTGGGCGCGACCTGCACGGCTTCGGCCTGCGCCGTTTTGTAGAAGTTGTAGAGCTGCTGCGGATCGCGCGCGAAACGCACCAGCGAGAAGATATGGCGTTTGCCCTCGATCCAGATTTCTTTGCCGGTGACCGAGACGATGGGGATCCACTTCCCATCCCAGTCCGACTCTTCCAGCACTTCGGCGCCGTTCAGCACCGCGCACTTGACGCGATCCACTTCCACCCAGCGCTCGTCGATCACCTTGAGGGGCGCGGGCACGCTGCCGATTTCGTCTTCGTAGACCGTGGCGCCGGTGGACAGGTGCAAGAGCTTTTTGCGCTCCGTCTCGATGTAGTAATACTCGGCCACGCGCACGCTCTCGCGGCCGATCCAATCCTGGTGATAAGGCAGCCCGTCCGCGAAGAAATTGGTCTGGGCGGTTTCCGAATCGCCCCAGCGCTGCTCGTATTCCTCGCGCGAAAACTCGCGCACGATGAAGGCCCAGCGCGCGTCGGAGCGGTCCGCCTTGACGGCGTGCGGGTCCAGGTAGACGCTGAACGGGTCTTCGATGGCGTCGATGTGCAGCTCCTGATCGAAGCTGCGCTCGTCCACGTAATCGCTGCGGATGCGGTAGTAGCCGATGCCGCAACCCACCGCCAGCTCGTAAGCCGTGTTGTAAGCCACGTCCGCATCGGAGGCGTACTCGATGTGCCGCACGATGCCCTGCAGCACCTTGGCCAGGTCTTCGGTGGCGCCCCCGCCGATGGGCGAGACGCGCACGGCCGGCTTGTTCTGGCGGGCCTCGTTGGCTACCTGCTGCCAGAAGGTCGGCAGCTTGTTGATCACCAGCGCGGGCCGGTTGGCCGTCTCGCGGTCGAGCTTGGTCTTGGGGTCCCATTGGTCGCCCGCCAGGAAGGCCAGGTCCTTGCGGGCCTCGTCGAACACATCGCGCCAGCCTTCGGCGGCTTCCGCGAAACGCTTGCGCGCGGTTTCGAGCAGAGCCTCTTTGCGCTCTTTGTCGGGGTCGGTTTTCTTCAACGAAACGCTTCCTTCCGCCATCGCGGCGGTAGTTTGGTTCGGGCTTTAAGCGGCGATGCGGCGATCCAGTCCCAGGCGACCGATTCATCGGGCAGCGTGCGCAGTTGGGTCAGGGCATCGCCCTGCAGAATCAAACTCACTTTTTCTTTGCGTGGTTCCAGCGCCGGGCATTGTCCGCGTACTGCGCCATCTCGCGGATGTGCGCATCGCTGGAATTCTCGGCCTTCATCAGCGCGCGCAACGGGATGAGTCCTTTGATGTGCAGCGCTTGATGCAGGCGGCCTTTGTGGGCCGGATTGATGGAGGGTTCATTCCCCTTCTTCTTGGTTGCCATGGGTGGACTCCGAAACAAACGGTAAATTGGGAGCGAGCATTCCCAGCAGCGCGCGCCGCGTGAGCGGATCGGCGCCGGCCAGCAGATCGTCGAGCATGGCCTGGTCGCGGATCTCGCCGGCCAGCAGTGCCACTTTCTGCAGCTTGCGGTAGAACTTCGCGGGGCGTGAAAACGGATCGCGGCGGCCCTTGAAATGATGGCTCATAGGTCACCGGCCAGCAGCAGGAAATCCCGCACCAGCCGCTCGTCGAACTGGCGCGCGGCTTCGGCGAGGATCACATCGCCGTCCGGGCCGTAGCATTCGTCGGCCGCGGCGTGCGCCGGTTCGCCCGAAAGCAGGCAGGTGGCCGGGGGCTCCCAGTCGAGAATCGTGACCGGCTCCGCATCGACGACGGCGGGATTAGCCAGCAGTTGGTTGGGCATGCCGCACGTCTTGTTGTTCGGCCCAGACGTCCTCAAACGACTGCACCAGGGCATGCACCGCGGGCTCCGCGTACGCGCGTAAAATCCAGGGCGCACCGCGTTCGATGTCCTCGCGGCGGATCTCGGCGTCCACAACTTTCCAGTGGTTCCCCATGTTCATGTGAACCGTGAAGGAGTCCCGCGCCGGGCTCGGCCACGTTGATGGACGATACTTGCGCTCGAAAACAGCGGCGGGATTGAGGTAGACGTAACCGTCTTCCTGCACCACCCAGTAATCCCCGGAAGCGGGCTTCATGCGGGCCGTCATTTGTGGTGTCGCGATCACCATGCTGCCGTTGTCGAGCTTGAGCAGCGTGCCGGTGCCGTCCTGGGAAAGGACCGCTACGACGCGATAGGCCGTGACGCGCACGGGGCGCGCTTCGTAGGTCACTGCTGGTCGCCGTCCGCGTCCGGAACCATAGGCGGCGCCGCCTGGTTGCCGGGAGTCATGGGGGTCAGGGGCGCTTCGTTCGACGGCGCGCCCATGGGCAGGCCGCAGGCCTTACCCGGGTCGACCGGCGCGGAGGCGTGCTTGCTCTTGCCGAGGGGAATACTGCCGAAGTGACTGTGTTTCTTCATGATCGTTTTTCCTTTTTCCGTCCGGCCGGTTGCAGTAGTAGCCCAGCAGGGCGGTCGCTACGGCCACGCCCAACGCGCAGAGCTGCCGCGGATCGCGCCGCCAGAGCAGCAGGTACCAGTCGATGCCGGCGGCCTGCATCGCGGCGCCGAGCAGCCCCAGCAGGGTCGCCTTGTGGTCGTTGCTCAGTTTCGGCATACTCGAAGAGAACGCTGTGCCATCGAAGCTAGGAGGGGCGTGAAAGGCCACCGGGCGGCTGTGAAACTCGAACTAACTCAGGTGCCCGCGCTTGTTCGCGCCGTTCTAGCTCATCCAACTCCCGCCGAAGCCGCCGCCGCCTTGGCGCAGGCGATCCAGGATGTCGTCCGGTTTGGCCGCCGGTGCCACGGGTTGCGCGAAGGTCAACGCCAGGGCGTCGCCGTCGTCGGGCGAATCCAGACCGCGCTTGGCCATGTTTTCTTTGGACTCCAGCAGCAGGCGGTCGCCTCTGTCGAAGTGATAGCCCGGTCCGGTAAGGTCCGTTTCGAGCATGGTGTCGGTGTCGATCGAGCCGCGCGGTAAAAAGTCTCTGACCTTCGACCACATCCAGCTCCGCATGTTGGCGAAATGCACATCCGGCGCGCTGGCGCCGAACTGGATTTCGATTACGTTGTCATA